ATATGAACTATTAAGGGAGATTCAAAGACATCTCGATAGATTTTGGGATGATACGATTAAATATATTGTAAAAACTTATGACCCAATAGAGTCAATAAAAAGATTATCCATACTTAACAGAAAATCACATGACCCTAAAGTAGATGATACAGCAAAAGAAATTGCTAATAAAAATGGGATAACTTTAATATCTAAACATATGGGGTATAGTTTTAATAGAAAAGATGATAGTATGATTAGGGACTTAATAAATTATATGAAAGATATAAGTAACATAAAAAAAACAAAGAGAGGTTTTTTAGATTATATAGGGTCACACTATTCTGGTGGACAATATTCACATTTTTGGTCAGCTGCTAATCATGCTGGTATTATAGAAAAAGTAGGTGGTGGTTCTAATGTAACATATAAACTAGGCCCAAACTATGAGAATTGGGAAAATAATAAAGTAGTGGCGTTTTAAAAAAATTATTATGGATAGAAATGAGAAATTAAAAATATTTGCTAAATGTTTAGGTGACCCAATTTATGCAATAGAAACGTTTCTTAAAACATACGATTTAACTCAAGAAGGGTATGTCCCCTTTAAACTATTTCATAAACAAAGAGACATAATTAATTCATATGAAGAAAATAATCGTAATATAGTTACTAAACCAAGACAGGCTGGAGTGTCTACAACAACTGCTGCTTATATAGCAGTTAAAATTGCGTTTTGTGACCCAAATAACCCTTGGAAAGTTTTGGTATTGGCAAATAAACAAACATTAGCCCAAGAATTTCTTAAAAAAATTAAAGATTTTACTGATCAGATACCCTCATGGGTTTGGGGAGTAGATGAAGGTGACTCTTATTTAGATATTGAAGCTAAGGGGCATATAAAAACTAAATCCACTAAATGTGAAGTTAAAGCTTTAGCAACCTCAAAAGATGCGTTAAGGGGGTATACGCCTACATTTTTAATTATGGATGAAGCTGCTTTTATCGATAACGGTGCAGAGGTGTTTGGTGCCGCACTAACCTCTTTGGGTACTGGTGGTAAAGTTACATTAATATCAACACCTAATGGTCAAGATGCATTATATTATAGAACATATGATGGTGCCAAAAAAGGTGACAATAATTTTAAAATTATTGAAATGAGGTGGCATGAAGATATAAGATATAATAGAGGTTTAAGGTGGATAAGAAATGAAAATGAAGAAATTATATGTGATAGTATCGGCAGAGATAAGTTAAGATGGGAATATAGTGGTAAAACATATGAAACTAACGCTAATAACATTAATGATTATAGTGTAATGGTTAAAGATGGTTGGAAAGCAACATCTCCTTGGTATGAAGAAATGTGTAGGGATATGAATGGGGATAAAAAACAAATAGCACAAGAATTAGATGTGTCATTTGTTAGTTCTGGTGGTAACGTTATAGACGATGAATACATTGAACACCAAAACGAAAATTATGTTAAAGATCCAAAATATATGGCAGAAATGGAAAAATCTATGTGGATATGGAAAGAACCAGAAGAAGGTCATAAATATATTATGGGTGTAGATGTTTCTAGGGGTGATGGGAAAGATAGTTCTACTATAGTAATATTAGATTTTGATGGTTTGGAGCAGGTGGCGGAGTTTCAATATAAATTACCACCCGATTTATTAGCAGAAATAGTTTATAAATATGGTAATCTTTATCAGGCATATACTGTGGTGGATATAACAGGTGGTATGGGTGTTTCTACAGTAATGAAATTATTAGAAATGGGGTATAAACATCTTCATTATGATGACCCTAAAAATAGAAAATTAAGTGAAAAGTATGCTAAAAGTGTTTATAAACAGGGTGAGAAGGTTCCTGGGTTTAACGTTGGTAGTAGTAGGTTACAAATGGTAAGTGATTTAGAAGAACACGTCAGAGAAAATAAAACCATTATTAGATCAGTTAGGTTAATTTCGGAGTTAAAAACTTTTGTTTATAGAAATGGTAGACCGGATCATATGGATGGGTATCATGATGATATAATTATGGCACTAGCGATGCCACTTTTTGTGGTACAAACAACATTTAAAAAATTAGAAACAATAGAAAAACAAACAAAAGCAATGTTAGAAGGTTGGGTTAACACTAATTCAGTAAATGAGGTTGATAAAGTTAATAAAAAATTTACAAACCCTTTTTATAGTAATACCCCAACTTATCACCCAACACAACCAAATAATGACAATAATGATAATGGTGAATACAATTGGTTATTTGGTATTAAATAACATTTAAAACTTTTTGATATTTATTATTATAAAATAAACATTATAATTATAAAATGGCTAGAAAAACAATATTTCAACAGTTAAATGACTTATTTGGTCCAGAAGTGAAGAGACCACAAAATAAGTCAAGATATTCTTTAGGTGATAAAGAGTTATTAAAAACTAAATCTAAAGAAGAGTACGATTTTGAGAAGTTAAAACAACAACAGGATAAGTATTTGTCTGGTATGTGGCAAAAGGTTGATAATGAAATTTATCAACACTCAATATATTATGAAACCACAAGATTGGCTTCTTATGCAGATTTTGAGGGTATGGAATTTTTCCCAGAAATCGCAGCAGCTTTAGATATAATGATGGAGGAATCTACAACATTAAACCCAGATAATAAACTTATAAACATATTTTCAGAAAGTAAAAGAGTTAGAAGAATATTAGAGGATTTATTTTTCAATAGATTGGATATCCATACTACATTACCTATGTGGACAAGAAACACATGTAAATATGGTGATAATTTTTTATTTTTAAATATAGATAGTGAAGAAGGTATAACAGGGGTTAAACAATTACCTAATATTGAAATATCTAGAAAGGATAATGAGGGGTTTGGTGAGAATTCTGTAAATTCTGAAGAAGATAGTTTTAACCCAGTTAAATTTGTATGGGGTCAAAGAGATATTGAATTTAATGCGTGGCAAATTGCACATTTTAGGTTGTTAGGTGATGATAGAAGATTACCTTATGGTACATCTATGTTAGAAAAGGCTAGACGTATTTGGAAACAATTATTACTTTCCGAAGACGCTATGTTAATCTATAGAGTTACCAGAGCACCTGAAAGGAGAATATTTAAAATATTTGTTGGTAATATTGATGAACAAGATGTACCATCATACGTTCAAAAGATTGCTAATAATTTTAAAAAGAGTCCAGTTATTGATCAGAATACAGGGCAGATTGATACTAGGTATAATCAAATGGCTCAAGATCAAGATTATTTTATACCTGTTAGGGATCCAAATGCACCAAGTCCGATAGACACATTACCAGGAGCAACTAATCTTTCAGAGATTGCGGATATACAATATTTACAGAAAAAATTGTTTACTGCACTTAGAGTACCAAAACCATTTTTAGGTTTTGAAGAGGCTAATGGGGAAGGTAAAAATTTAGCCTTACAAGATATTAGATTCGCAAGAACTATTAATAGGATACAACAATCAATGCTACAAGAATTAAATAAAATTGCAATAATACATTTATATATTTTAGGGTTAGAGGATGAGTTAGAAAATTTTACACTTACATTGAATAATCCTTCTACACAGGCTGAGATGTTGAAAATTGAACAAACCCAACTAAAAGTTACTTTATATAAAGATGCCGTATCTGACGCAGGTAACGGTTTTGGTTCTATGTCAATGACAAGGGCAAGAAAAGAAATTTTAGGGATGTCAGATGAAGAAATTAGAAACGATTTAGAACAACAAAGATTAGAAAAAGCTGCTGCGGCTGAGATGGAACAAACCGCCAATATTATTAAGAAAACTGGTTTATTTGATAAGGTTGATAAATTATATGGTGACTTTGACACTGTAATGGGTGGATCTGCTGAAGGTGATACTGCGGCAGGTGATGATACTGGTGGTGGATTTGGTGATGATACTGGTGGTGGATTTGGTGATGATACTGGTGGTGGATTTGACACAGGTGTTGAGAGCGCTGCCGATAGTTTAGCTGGTGGTGAAGCTGCGGCTGCAGAAACAGAAACAGCGGTAGAGTCTACAAAGAAGAAAGAAAATCTATTAATGGAAGAAACTAAAAGAAAATTAGAAGAAAAAACCAAAAGATATCAGGGGATATACCTTAAACGACTTACAGAAAGTTTAGACAATAATGAACATATTTATGATCTAGATTCAGTAGAAAAAGATACTGATAAATTAAATACCAAGATAGAAGATATGACAAAAGAAATAGATAAAATAATCAAAGATTAATTTTTTTAATAACTCTTGATATTTATATATAAAAAATAGCATGGAAAATTTTGGTAATATAAAAGATACGTTTAAGGATATTGTAATAGAATCGGTATTAAAAAAAGAAAATAATGGTAAGAAGTTGTTTTCTAAGTTTGTTAAAATAATAAAGGAAAATAATACCTTAGCTGATCAATATCTAATTTATAAAAATTTACAGACTAAGAAGTTCGATGATCCATCTGAAGCTAAAGACTACATTAAAGAAAATATTTCACTATTGAAATCATTAGATGAGAAGGAAGTGAAAAAAGGTAATCAAAAACTCTTTAAACTTTTAAAGGGTAAAGAAATTGTTAAAGAAAATAATGAATTTTATAATCATATTAAAATTCTATTAGAAACTGAAAAGACTCCTACTACTATAGAAAAAATTAATGATTCTATAAGTTACATTAAAAGATTGATGTTAGAAAAAGATTCTGAAATTAAAAACAATCAAATAGACTCTGAATTACCTCCAAGTGTATTAACTAAGTTGGCTGTTAACAAATTCAATACTAAGTATTCTAATATTAATGAATCTGAAAAAGAAATCATTAAAACCATTTTAAACGGTGATGATGATACTAAAAAAGAAACGTATAACACTTTAAAAAGAGAGTGTATTGATATTATTGATAATAGATTGTCTGAGTCTTCTGATGTTGACCTAAAGGATAAATTACTTAGGGTTAAAGACAAATTATTAAATATGAACTTCGATAACGAAAACTTTATTACTGATATAAATAAAGTTTACGACCTAAAACAATCCGTATCTTCAATCGATAAATAAGATTACTTATATGTAGTTTTCATAAATTGACTTTGATTAATATTATCATTATATTTGTATTATATTAATAATAAAAAAATAAAAAAATATGGATGAAACTTGGGAAAGAAATAAAGTTAAACCTATTACCAAATTATAAGACTAAAGTTGGTACGGTTAATAATAAACAATCAAAAAGTATTTATATAAGTCTCACTGCGTGGGGAGAAATAAGAAATATAAATAATAACACTAATTACGATTCCGTAGTAAGTGGTCTAAGAAAAAAAATCAAACAAAAATTAAATAGTAATCTAAACAAAGAATTATTTCACAATAATAAATATATTGTTGATTTAGATATGAGAACATCTGGATTCGCATCAACGAAAAGAAGTTTTATGTCTTGTGAAATAACACTATATCAAAAAAAGGGGTTACCTATTAATCAATCGAATTTATTGGAGTCATCAAAGAAAGTAATTTATGATGTTGTAAATAGTTGTTTAGATAATAACAATTATTTTACCTTTTATAAAACTAAAAAATAGAGTTTTTATTGTAATGATATATTTATAATTAAAGTATATCATTATTATGGAAATAATTAGAAAAAACGAAATAAATAAAAAAGGCATCTTAATCGAATATGATGCTGGATACATTTCACCGAAAGACAATAGAAAATTTGTTAATGAAGTTAACAAACTATCACAAGGACAACAAGTAGTAAGTGATCCTTTAATTGTCTATGCCGTTATGCAAAAGTATGGTGTAGAAAATAAGAATGAAAGAGTATATCCTGAAGCTATCTTAAGAAGAGAAGCTGAAAATTATCTTAAACTTATAAAAGAAAAAAGGGCAATGGGTGAAGCTGATCACCCAGAGAGTTCTATTGTTGCTGTAAGTAGAATATCACATAATGTTGTTGAGTTATGGTGGGAAGGTAATGTATTAATGGGTAAGTTAGAAATTATTATGTCACCAGGTTTTGTTAATCAAGGAATTATTTCTTGTGAAGGTGATAGAGTTGCCAATTATATACGTCAAGGGTTAAAAATAGGAGTTTCTTCAAGAGGTGTTGGTTCTTTAGAAAAAGAAAATGGTAAGAATATTGTTCAAGATGATTTTGAATTAATCTGTTGGGATATCGTAACTTCACCGTCAACTCCAGGGTCTTGGATATACAATGAGGAACCATCTCGGGAACAACAAATGTCAGAGTCAAATAAGAAAAATGAGAATAAAATTTTAACGGACTCTTTGAATAATTTTTTATTAGATTAAAAAAAATCACTTAAAAGTAAGTTTTTTATATTTTATTGCATATTTATTAAAAAATGCATGTGGTGCATTATTATTAATAATAAAATAAAATTTTAAAAAAATTAAAATGGCTGAAAAAAGAAAATCAATCATCGAAGAGGCTTTGTTAGATGCTAAGTCTTTAGAGGATGCCTTAAAGGCCAACACGAAAGAAATGCTTTCGGCTCATATGTCGAAAGAAATTGAGAGTATCGTAGAGTCGTCTTTAAAGGAACAATTGGAAGACGAAGATGTAGACGTTATAGATTCACCAGAAGGTGAAGATGTAGTAGACGATATAGAAGGATCCGCGGATGATATGGAAGACGTTAAGTTAAATCTTGACAATGAAGATGAAGATTCAGAAGAATCTGAAGAGTTAAGTGTGGATGTTATGGATTTACCAGATGATGGTGAAGAAATGGCTGATATAGAATTAGACCTTGATACAGATCTAGATTTAGATGCTGGTGAAGGTGATGAAGAACTAGAATTAGATCTTGAACCTATGGGAATGGAATTAGGTATGGGTGACGATGTATTAGATATGACAATGGCTTCAGATGATGAAGTTGTTACTGTATTTAAGAAATTGGGTCCAGACGATGAAGTTGAAGTAGTTAAAGATGCTGATGGAATTCATTTGACAGATAATGAAACGGGAGCAGAGTATTACATTAAGGAAAGTTTGGAAGAATTGGATGGAATGACAGAAGGTTGTAATGACCTTGATGAAGATTGTGGTTCTAACATGGATGAAGATGGCGATGTTGTTTATGAAATCGAAATGAATGAAGATGAAGAGGTAATAACTGATGAAGATGATTCTATGGAAGAAGAAACTCCAATGGAAGAGGATCATACATTAGCTAGAACTAAAGGTCGACAAAGAAAAGGTGGACATAGAAATAGACAAACGTCTGAATCTAGAAATTCACGTAAACCAGTTGTTCGTAGAAAACCAAAAACTGACACAGTTTCCGAAACAAAAATAATGAAAGAATACAAAGAGTTAAAAAGTAAAAACAACGAATACAAAAAAGCTCTTAATGTATTTAAAGACAAACTCAATGAAGTGGCGTTATTCAACACTAACTTAGCTTATGTTAATAGGTTATTCACTGAACACTCTACAACCAAGAAAGAAAAAATGGAAATTCTTAAAAGGTTTGATAGTGCTGAATCAGTGAAAGAATCTAAGTCTACTTATAAGACTATTAAGTCTGAGTTAGATAGAAAAGCACCGATTAGCGAGTCTGTTGAAAATAAAGTTAATAAAACTGTTAAATCTTCCAAGTCTGATTTAAATGAGTCTACAGCTTATGTAGATCCTCAAATTGTGGCTATAAAAGATTTAATGAAAAGAATATCATAATAATAATATAAATTAAAATTTTAAAAAAAATGGGACATTTATTAAACTCAGGTGAAGTCGGAAATATCGGACTTGAACACTTGAAACAAATAAGATCTAAAACCATTTCTAAGTGGAACAAAATTGGTTTCCTAGAAGGTTTAAAAGGTCACGTAAAAGAGAACATTGCTCAGTTATATGAAAACCAAGCATCATCTCTTTTGAATGAATCTACGAGTTCAAACTCATCAGGTTCATTTGAGACTGTCGTCTTTCCAATCGTTAGACGAGTATTCTCAAAATTATTGGCGAATGATATCGTATCGGTACAAGCGATGAACATGCCAATTGGAAAATTATTTTACTTTGTACCAAAAACATCTGGTAGAGACCACGCCCCTTTAAACGGACCAGCT